CAATAGTCTGTGGTGTTCCTTGGCGAAAACGAATCTTATCACAGTCATAGTAGCCTCCTTCCGTGTAGTATCGTGTATTTTCGCGATTGACCCCTGATTTATACACCAGCTTCTTAATCATAGTTTACCCTTCGTATGGTCTAGTACCTTTGCTGTCTATTATAAGCATAGACCGACGTGGTTTTCCTGATGATATGTTAGGCACACTGATATGTACCCATCGGTCGTATTCTCGGATTAGTTGGTCAAACTTTATGTCTGCGCCAATGATTGCTTTCATAACCTCATCGGGCGTTACTCCGTCAATTTTTATATCCGCCGCACAGCCTAATACGTGTTGGCTTGTATCCTTACTGCCGATTGCATGGTTTAACTTTTGACATCTGTACCCACTTGTTACCTTAATAGGTTTCCCAATAATCTGACGCACTTCTTCTAAGATAATGCACAGACGCTTCAGGTTTTCTACCACAAATACAGGCGGTGTATTGTCTATATTTAAGCGAGCAGCATTGTCTGAATCTGTTAGCTCTTTTAAGGTAAAGTGTTCTGATAACTGCATTATTTATCCAAAGTAAATGCGCCTATGATGCCGGCTACGCCCATACCTGCAGTGATAACTGCCTGTGACTGCTCAGGGTTTAAGTTAATACCGATAGCAGTTAATACCCAAACAAGACCGCGCCAAGTTGAGGGTTGAACGATGATTTCTAAGAATTTATTCATTGTTTTATACCGAGGTTATTGAGTAATTCTAACTATAACGTGTTCGCTAACTCAAAAAGTGAAGTTAAATATTCAGATTTCCAATTCAATGCTGTGGCTATATCTTGAACCATCGGATTGTATTTTTCTACAATAGTTGAGTAATTCCACCAAATAAGTTGCTCTCGAGTTGTAATCAAACCCTCAACATCGTCAAGCTGACCTTCTTGAAGCAAAGCTAACCGACATTGACGCATAGACACAGTGGTGATTTCTAAAGGAATTTGTGGCGTTGGTGGTGCATCAGGGTATTCCGTTGTTTCACCTGTTTCGATGTTGTATTCAAATCGCATGTTTTATCCTTCGTACAAAATATTGACAGAACCAGCATCAAACGTGTCTGTGCCGTTGGCTGTGGTTAAACGGATGCGGTTAAGAACGTCAGAGAGAGTTTTGTTCCCGCCGCCAACGGAAATGGATGAGTCAGATGCGCCCATACTGCAACCGTATACCCAAGTATTACCAGAAACATTGGTTATGGTAACAATCCCATATCCCAAAGTCGTCGCCGCCCATGCTTCAAATATTAAAAATCCAGCCGTAGAGGAAGAACCTCCGGGAGAACCGTTAAATTGATTTGCATAAGAGAGGTAGCCGGATGTTTCAATACCGCCAGAATTGCCAATTTGAACCAGTATGTTGCTAGCTCCGCTAGTGCTAATACCATTAAGCATCACAGTAATGCGCTTCACCCAGCTTGGAATCCCCGTAAAATCAATCGCTGTGCCGGATGTGGTGGCAACTGCTGTACCTGATGTAATAGTTCCTTTTATGCCACCTGTGACAGAAAGCTTTGCGCCTGTGTCTGCGGTTGTTTGGTTGATTAAAACATTACCAGAAGAATCAATGCGCATTCTTTCTGTTCCGCCGCTAGTTCCAGTAAATAACCTAATGCCACCTGTACCAAATGTGGAGTAAATATTTAAAAAGCCAGATGCATCATATGGTTGTATGTATCCTTGATGGCTTGAATCATCTAGTAAATATCCAATTTTTCTTGAATTTGCATCTACAGTTATATCTCCACCAGTTACATGTAACTTTGCTGCTGGCGCAGTAGTTCCAATCCCAACATTACCAGAAGCATCTTTATAAATCTGACCAGAACCAATATTCATGATTCCAGTTGAACCTGTTAAAGTACCTGTGTAGGTGAAATTAGTTACTTGGTAGTTGTTAGCAGGGTTTAAAGCATTGGCTGTAAATGTAGCCCACGTAGGTAATCCACCCGACATAGTTAAAACATAACCGTTTGTACCAGCTGCTAATTGTGAAGTAACCCCCGCTGAAGTTTGATAAGGAATAGACCCAGCCAAACCGCCTGTTAAATTAGTAGCGTTTGTTGCTGTCCCATTGATTTTAGTAACACCTTCTACAACATTTATCCCGTCACAGTACAACAGCATAGTTGAACCGTTAGGTACTGAAATCCCTGTACCAGCAGAAGTCTTTAAGGTGATTGCATATCCACCAGTCGTTCCGTTCTTAACGATATAGGTCTTAGATGCTGTTGGGCAGATGACGTTGATTGCTGCAGTTAGGGTGCCTGTTATATTAAGCACTGCATTACGCGCTTCGTCTGAGGCACCGTTGGTGCTGGTTAGGGTGTAGTTTGAAGACCCAGATACAGTGATGTTACCTATTCCTGCAACGGCCTGCTCTAATAATGTAGCAATATTCGTGTTGGTATAACCACCCCAAGTACCTTGGTTGGTTCCGTCTTGCTGGATAATCAGTCTTAGACTGGATGAATATGTATTAGCCATTTATGCTACCCTAATTTGAAAAACGCAATAGTGCACTGTCTGCTGTGTTAGCAGGGAAAGTCACGGTAAATAAAGTTGTAGAGGTTTTATCTGCCCCGAAATCTAGCACTGCTATGGACTTGTTACTTTTGCTCGCGTTGTAAATCAACGCCCCTCTAGCTGTAATTGCTGCACTCCATGACGGATTCGCAAAATCTACATATGCTGTATACCCTGAAGAACCAATGGTAGGTGACAATAATTTCTGACCCCCTGCTGTGTAACCTGTGGCTACTACTTCACCCGTCGTTGTGTATTCGGTTGTGTCAGGGCCTAGTGATGCATTCGCTGTGTACAATGCAATATAGATATCATCTACAAGCAAGTTATGAACTGCCTGAGGCAGTTCAACTTTAAAACTTGTCGTCTGTGTCTGAGCTAAACTCATCTTATATCACCTTCAATTTTACTTGACCATCACGGTAAGCATCGCCACGCTCTTTGCCATCACCTAACATTTTTAACAATGCTAGCGCATCGTCATACCGTTTTTGATACGCAACCAACAAATCGGGTTCGCCCTTCAGGAAGTGGTACGCTTCAACAACAGATCCCCATAGCAAAGCAGCGTCAAAGTTGTCACCAAGCCAAGTAGTACCTGCAGTTACAATGGACTCTGGGTAGTAGAAATACTGAAGCTCTAAACTATAAGCACTATTGGGTGTTGGGCCTAATATAAACCTAAGTTCTGCATCATCAGCTACTTGGCCCCCAAACAACGCATAGTATTTAGGTTGTGCAGTTGTCGATGCACTGGGGTAGGCTTCACGAATATAGCTAACGTCTTTATCTAGCAAGAAGTAATAGTCACCCAGCGCGTCGATAACAGCCAAAGAAAACGTCGATAAATAATCATTAGGGCAGTTTAAATAAGGGCTGCTAGGCGTAGCTGTCAACGTACTTGTTTTTCGCAGGGCAGGTAACTGCACAGTGTTGTATATACGCTGTTCCGCTTGACGAATTATGGTGTTTAACTGGTCAGTAGAGAACGAGTTTTCTACATATGACTGTATATTTTCACATAAACTTTGGTAATTCATCATGCTGCCCTCGTAAAGCTATACTCGCCACTGACTTTTCTATTAAATTTTATTGCTTCACTTATAGTGGTATGTTTTACGTTTATAAATTCAGCAGCAAATTTCATACTCAAAAAAGAAATTCCGAGCTCAATACATGTTACAGGTTTCCATTTCGCCTTAGCCGATTTATATACAGCGTCCTTGGGCATAACTCTACCTATAGAGGCCGCACGTCTTTTTTCCACAACTTCTGGGCGCTTGTTTGCTTCGTGTAATCCAGCTATTCTTTTTTCTCGAATCACTGGGTTCTCCCAGCTTTCACGAGTTTTGCCACCCATACCTACTTTTACTTTTTCTTTTTTAATGTGCCCTTCCCAGCGTTTAGTGACACCAGAAAGTTGTATACTACGCATGTGATTTGCCCTTACTTCAGTTTTACCTCGCTCTTTATTAAGCGTTGCCATTTTTTCCCGAAAAGCTGGATCTCTCCATTTTAATTTCATCCTTTCAGAAATTTTTTTACGATCCAGAAACGTTATATCCCTATCTCTGCTTCCAGCTCCTCCCGCAGTCATATTATACTTAGGTCTTACATCCTTTATTACTTCTATTTCACAGGCATTTAAATCATGTCTATTGAAGGCATAAAATATCTCGGTAAATATAAAAGAATCTTCTCCGTAAGAATTCCAAGCTGTCTGTAATTTTTTAGAATGGTGTGTGCGATTATCAAGTTTTACACGGTGATTAGCCCATCTAACCTTAGTTTTTTGACGAGTTTGACCTACGTAACATTCTCCTGTTATTACGTTTGTGATGGTATAAAGAACCCCGCAGGTCATAGCATAGTCCATATTCGTAATACCTTATGCCATTGGTCCGCGTGACATTAACCCTTTAGTGGCGGCGCCTGTACCGCGCATTTTGATACCATCCGTTTTCTCAGGCGCATAGTTTGCTTTGCTGTTACTACCTACAGAGATGTTCATTGAGGCAAGATTGTTTGGGCCTGGTTTAGTAGTAACACCGACCATATCAACTTCTTTGTAGCGACCAGCATAGGCTGACGCAGGTTTGTTTTCTTTAGCCATTATTTACCACCTTGGTTTTTAGCACGGGCTAAGTTACGACCCATCTTTTTCATGTCGATTGACTTAACGGTTTTAGCTTTACCGCCTTTTGCAACGTCACCGTCAATGCCTTTTTTAGCACCATCGTCACCTAAGTTTTTACCTTTGGTTTTGCCTGATTTGGTAATACCGTCTGCTGCTGATTTGTATGCCATGTGTACCTCCTAAGATACCGAGATTGTAACTGTACCGACAGAAGTTGTCGCTACTAAATAATTAGGGGTTAGGCCTGCATCATTAGCACTAGCCCCGCCCACTGGGTTCCAGCTCCATTGAAATATTCTACTACCTTCACCTTGATTTCCTAAGACATTTAATCCAGAGGATTGATAGCTATTATCAGGACGAGGTTCTCTTAATGCTTGGGGGTCGAAAACTGGGTAAAGACCAAGGCTTAACTGTGGTTGATCAGCCTCATAACAGCTCTTACAAACTTTAATGCTAACTTGCTTAGTTTTGATTGTGAGCTTACGCAGTTCTTTTAATTTATATCGCTGACCGCAACGATCACACTCAGCGATTGCCCATTTACCTACCGCAAATTTAGTAGCCATACTTACCGCCCATAAATCCCTAAACGTGGCACGAAACGGTCACTGGCCTTCTCACGATCCTCATCGAGCGCTAATTGCAGTTGTTGGTCATAGTCTGCTTTAAGCATTACGATTCTGTTTGGGTCTACACCGGGTAGCTTAATAGACAAGTAGTACGACAAACCTGCAATAATGGCATTTAAAAAGCGAAACGGAATGTCTTGGGTAGTGTCACCATTACCTGCATCCTGAATACGACGCAACCGCCAGTACACAAAGGTGTAGAACGGGTTTCCTACTGAGCCTTGATCTGGCGTAGGCCAGATATTAATCTGCGGGTTCGCAACACCGGTAACAGGATACGTAGCACCTGAACGACGGTTAATCCACACCTGAATCGGTCTACCGGTAGCATTCTTATTAGGTATCGTTGAATATGTCGATTCTGATATACGATTAATGTTAATATCCGTTTGGTTTTGCCCACTGCCTGTACGCGTGACTTGATCTAACAAATCGACTGTATCTACAGGCAAATCATAGGTAATCTGACCTGGGTATAGCGGAATGCTACCTTCTTCAATTGTCCAGAGGTTAATGCCTCGATTAGCTAGTTCTGTAAATAATAAGTTTAAACTACGCCGTGTGGTCTTCAAATCATAACCTGATCGAATTTCCCGTCCACCAAGCCGTTCCCACGACTCTTCAGCAATTTCTAAAATCGAAAGGTTAAATGTACTCGTACCTGAAGTTGTCATCGTTTTTCCTTACAATTATCAAAATGCCATCGTTTCATATTACTAACTATACCTGTTTTGCTGCAGTGTGGACAAATTATTCGTGGGCGATTAGCATGTGCGGTTCGCATCTTTTCCAAAGCTTCTTCAGAATGTCTTTTTCCATAATACGGATTATTTTTCCCTTTAGTTTTTTCAGATATTTTTTGTTTTTCCTCATCTGTTCTGCGTTTTCCATACATCGGATTCCTTTCACCCTGCATTCTTTTCGATCTTTCTGGGTCTAATTTTGCTCTGTATGCTATTTTTTCATTTTTACTCATGCTTGACATAATCAATAAAAGCTCTGGCGATAAGCTGTGCTCATAATTTTTCTTATATCTGAGCGCTCTCTTAGCTTTTATCTCTTCCTCAGACATGCTATTAGGTTTTTTTACACCCTTAAACATAACACTGAGCTTATTGCGGGTTTCTTGTGATACTTTTCGCCCCATTAAACCTTTACTAATATTAGCTTTATGCTCATCAGTAAAAATTCTATTTTTACTAGCCCTAGAAATTTTATCCCTAACCTCTTGTGTAGGAGAGCCGGAGCCTCGACCACCTCTATTCATATTGTAGTTGGGTTTCAATTCACTTATGTATTTAATTTCTAGCGCATCTAGCTCATCCCTAGTTGCAGATTTTGCCAATACTTCTTGGGTAAAACTATCAGCCCCATACTTTTTAATAGCCTTGCATATAGCCCAAGGTTTACCTCTTTTAGCATCTCTTACGTGGTACCACCAGCGTTTATTAACACTGTTTACCGTTTGCCCAATATAAAAATGCCCGTTACTCGTATTTGTAATTTTGTAAATAACCCCATAAACCATAAAATACTCCAACATCTATGATGTGGGTATGATACTTCTTTCATACGTACATGTCGAGATATGTAATCGAAAGGTTGAATGTACTTGTGCCTGATGTTGTCATATTAAGCCCAAACCCTTGATGGTGTTGTTGGTTCTACGGTGTACGGTGCTAAAGCATCTGGCAATGTTTCGGGGAGTTCCGTTAACCTTAGGTTTACATGATAACCATCCAATGCTTTCATTTCTGGATACTCCAAACCTTCTTTGTCTTTTAGAATCTTACCTGTCGGTTTAAATATAATCCCAACATAGTCAATTGAAGCAATTGGATTAGCTGATAAATACGTTACTTCATCGTTGATGTATTCCAACAACAAGCCATTGCCAAACAACACTTCTTTAGCTTCTTCTTCTGATGCAAATTTTAAGTAGTAATCTATCATTGAGTTAAGCTCTGTAAGTAAGAATTAAGCAAACGCTTGTTGAAGTATTTGAATGATTTTAGGTGGCCGTTTAAACATGTACTTGCGCTGTTAAGCGGATTACTACCCAAACCTAAGCTAGTTGCTGTGCCAGTCGCAATGCCGTTTCTAGTTATAGCATTACCTGCATTTAAACTAGATGCAGAATTACCTACAATAGATGAAATAGCTGCTGCAAATTTATTAAACGACGCTGTAGGCACATTTCCAATATTGTTATAAGAACCACCAATATATAATTCTGCGTTAGCACCGTACCATAATAGATTAGTATCAGAAGTTCCTGCTTCAATATGCCAAGGAGTTGGGTATCTGTTAATGGCTACGCTCTGTGCAGCCGTTAAAGTACTTAAAGAATCAAATTCAGCAACAACAGTCCCCTCACTCTGATTATACCAACTACTAAAGTTAGTACCTACCATGCTTGCATTATCTGCTGTACGAGTGACTTGTGTAGTGGTTGTTGGTATTACACTAGTAGGAAAAGCTCCTTGCTCTAACTGGGGTAGGCCGATACGTAGGGTGAAGTCGATGGCTACGCCAGATATTGGGGTAAAGCGAACGCCTGAACCAACAAATGCCGTTAATGCGTTATTTAGCGTTCTTGTGGTAGGTACTCTTTGGCTGGAGAGACTGGAATTTGTTGGTGTAATTTGCGTATTGGTTGAGGCCAGTAAAGCACCCGTTGAGCTACGTTCTTGAATGACATTGTCAACTGTGCTAATACCGTCTAAAGACCCTGCGACTAGTTTTACATAGAAACTACCTGTCCATGTCTGCCCCGACGCAGCAGAAATTTGTGTGGTGCTTTCAAAAAGAATAGCACCAGCCGTAGTAGACGATGTTGTCCCTGCATACCGAACATCAACGTAGGTGATGCCGCTTTCAGTTCCAACTCCAACCACCGCAGTTAGTGCTACGCCACCAATGCTTTGTGGAATCCAATATGTAGGTATCGTTCCTGGAGTTCCAACCACAGCACCCTGCATTGTATTGTTACGAATACTATTAACCCGCTGTTCCTCAATCAACAACCCTTTAGGTGCAAGTGTTACAGGGTCGTAGTCGAATCTTGGCTGATTTACAGCTACTGTTTCAATCAAACCTTGTGCATTAACTCTTGTGGCGTTGCTTGTGCGGCTAAATGTTATGCGGGGGTCTAAGACTTCATTACGAGTGAAGTTCAAATTTAATTGTGCAGGACCGTTGCCATCAACAATAACTGTTCGATCAGCCACGTAACCATCAGCAACTGTATAGTTAGCTGTACCTAAATATGTGTTTGCACAATTGACAACACCTGAACTTCCGATACCCATAATTAGCCGCCCACTTGACCTGCTTGAATTACTGTTAGTACTGCAGTGCCAGTACCTGATACACCGACAACACGAATTTGTGCAACGGGGAACGCATAATTGCCATCTTGGTTAGTTGTCTGAGATACCACTGCTGGGTGGTTAAACCAGTTTGTGCCATCAAACGTATGCTGCACACTGTAAGAAATAGTGCCTGTTACAACAACCCCAAACCCCACGTTAAATGGAGAAATGTAATGGTCTAAAGGAATACCCGCACTATTGGACACCCCTACGATACCTTGTGTAATCGGTCTCATTTATTTAATCCTCTTGAACCTTTAACAGACCCACCTTTCTTGTATAGCCCCACATTCTGGGGGCTATCTTTACGTTTGATGGTCTTTTTGCCCGGCATCTTGCTAGGGTTAATTGCCCCCATGCCTCTACTTGGCATCATACAAATTTGCCTTTGGTATGGCCTTTAGTGATGCAACCGTCAGCGCGAGTGACACCGCCCTTAGCCATTTTAGTGCAGCCGCCTTTTTTCATCTTGGCACAGCCACCTTTCTTCATTTTCTTTTCCATCTCTTCGCCTTTCGCGTACTGCTCAGGAGAGATTTTGCCAGACTTAATCGCTTTGCCTTCTTTCAGCTCTTCTTTGTAAGTTTCTTTACCTTTAAACAGTTTTTTTAAATTAGCCACGTCGCCACCTTTACCAAATTTTTTGCCTTTATCGGCTTGATTGAATTCTTTAGCTACACTCACTGGCACACCTACTCTCTTTGCAAATTTCGGGTTATGCGCTGCAGCTGCCATTAACCGTGCTTGCGCTTTACTTGTACTAGGCATTAGTGTGCCACCGTACCGTGGGTCTGCAGTAAGTCGATAACCTTGTCCCCACCTACTAACATCATGCCCCCAATTACAACAGCAATAACAGTTCTTGCTGTTTTTGACATACTCGCTAGTTTCTTTAGCTCTTGCAGTTCTTCGACGGTCAACACGTTTCTAGTATCAACAATCTCTAAGCTTTCTTTTTCATCACTCATCAGCAGTTCCACCGTTTTAGCGAAGCAGCTTTACGTGTCGGTCTACCCTTTTCATCTTTCATAGGGCCTGGCATACCACTCATACGCGAGCAAAATGACTTACGTCTTGCAGCGTCTTTTTCTGTTTTCGGATGCGGAGCAGGTGCTTTTAGTTTAGAGCCAGTTGCTTTGTTATACTTAGCGCGGCCTTTTGCAGTTAATCCTGCACCTTTTGATACAGGAAGCTTTTCGCCTCGCCCTACTGCTAATGAAGGATTCTTAGCCATACGTAACCTCTTCAGTTAAAAAATGGGGAGCCGAAACTCCCCAGATTAATTAGGCTTGTTGTGCAGTTGGGTTGGCTGAACCGTCTGAGTTGCGAACAACGTATTCAATCAATAACGAACCTGCGCCAGCAGAGAAAGTACCACTAGAACCTACAGTGTAGGTGATGATTGCATCAGTAGAACCCACGTTAGCCCATATAGCTACTTGAGCGTCGGATGATGGTGTGAAAGAAATAAGACCTGAAGCGCCAGCAGTAATAGCAGATGAAGCAGCAATGGCTGTACCATTCAAGTAGATGGTGATAACACCAGAAGTACCAGCAAATTTGGTTGTTTGATACAGAGCCAAATTGGTGATGAATGAGCCTGCCGGAATAACAAACGCGCGACTAGCTGCGGCGTCGGTGTAGGCAATAGGGTCAATTTGCGATACTGAAGTAGCGCCCATGTTACGAATAGTACCTGCAACAGTACCGGTAGTGTTTTTAACGGTACCCAATAACCATGGGCCCATATGACTGGAAAATGCCATTTTATTTCTCCAAAGCACATAACCACGCCGTCTTGTGCGAGCCTGCTAGGTCAGTCGGCGCAGAAAAAATCCTAGACTCGACTCGCATATTACATGATTGGTTGGGAAGTGCAAGTGGTTTATTCTAAAAGTTTATTCGACTTTTTCTTAGCTCTAGCTTCCATCATTTTTGCCCGCCATTCTGGATTTTCCCACAAGGCTTTTGCTGCAGCTTTCTTAGCAGCCTTTACTTCTTCTCTATTGGCTATCTCCTTATTGTTAGCTGTTTGTTTTGCACGGTAGTTTTCATTTTCCCATTGTGCTTTAGACTGCGCGCGTGTTTTGGCTTTTGATTCTTCTGTGTTTCTAGCTGCGGTTATACTAACTGCTATTTTTTCACCCTGTTCTTTCCACATTGCTTTAGAGTTTTTAGATTTAATAGCTTTTGCTTCTGGAGTGTTTTGCGCTTTACTTTGTGAAGCTATTATTTTTTTACGGTACTGTTCATTACCCCAATTTTTTCGGGAAAACTTTCCTATGTTAAGCTTTTGTTCCTCTGTCCTAACGGCTCCCGACGCCCCTTCTCCACCATCAGTTCTATTAAACAATGTTCCTGTGCCAATATCACGACGACCATATATAGTTATAAGTTCTATCTCTTTATCGAAAGCTTCTTGTTCAGATTCAGACTCAAACACCCTTTCACATAATGCAACTAACCCTTTACGTTTGATATGCGATAAGAAGTCTTGAAAAGGTTTATTGTGCGACCCACGGGACCAATGGGATAAATCTCTATCACCAGTACCTTTACCGACATACACGGGTTGATTATTTTTGTTTGGGCGAGGATCTCTATAGACATACACGTAAAACATAGTTTTCTCCTTATTGATAGTGCGGCCTATTCTATCTTATGGACGGAGATTGTCAAATGTTTTCGTAAACGTACGATTTGTGTTACGACACGGGTAATCAACTGGCAAAAGAAAACCCTCCGAAGAGGGTTTCCAATAATAACCTAAGTTACTGATTTTACTAGCTTAAGAACCAGATGACCCGTAGATAGCAAGTGGATCACTATAACCGAAAGAATAACGTTCACGAGCTTTATAACGCACGTTGCCCGTGTCGAAATCTCCGTCCATTGAGTTGGCAAGTGGGCTACGAACAAAGTGTTTGAGACCGTTTGGCACGTCCGTGGTCAAGAACCAAGCATTGTTGTCAGTCAAGAAGTGGTTGATTGCATAACCTTCAGGAACAGCACCGTTATTTTTCAAAGCGTTGATGTCGTTGTCAGTTGTGCCAACACGTAATTCAGTTTCCAACAAACGAGTTGCAACGAATTGTAGTGCCGGTGGGACAATCAATTTCTTAGGTTTAGCAGCAATCAACAAACCACGTTCGTCAGTCCATGCAGCAATTTGAATTACCGCATTTTCCAATGAAGTTTCGTTTAAGTCTGCAGGAGTGCTTGGTACGTTGCTGTTTGAACCACCGTTAATTAACGGGTGAGCAGAGCTGAACAAAGACACGCCGTCACCACCGGTAATAGCTGCATTGAAACCGTTGTTCAATACGTTAGCTGCTTTAACCTGTTTGGTGTAAGCCATAGCACGAGCCAATGCTTTTGTATAGCGAGCTGATAATGAGTCATACAAATTATCTTCGATCGCTTCTTCGGTCAAACTGAAGCCCAAAGCAATAGTTTCGTGGTTGTATCGTGCAGTCCAAGCTTCTTGGGCATTGTCATACTGCAGGGCTTGACCCTCGTTTTTGACAGGTGCTGCTGAGAAACCAGACAGTTTTGTTTCTTCTTCAAAAGAACGTTCAGAAGTCTCTGTTTCGTAGATTTCTTTATGTTCTTCACCGTAACGAGCGTATTCCAAACCGAACAAAGCGTTCAAGCCCGGTAACAACTCTTTTAATAGCTGGGCGCGAGAAATTGCCATTAGTTAACTCCTATTAGGCTACATAGTATCTGTGAGCACCGAAAGTAATCTTAACGAGAACTTCAGGTGTTTGAACCAATACTAACGGATTAGCGGCTGAAATGGTTGCAGTTGAGGCTGTTACTGTTAATGCTTGCGAAGTACTTGAAGTAACAGTAGCCGCAGTAGATACAGTAGAGCCTGTAAATTGCAATTGACCATTGATGCTTTGGAATACGTCAGTACCCACAGGGATAACAGCGCCTACGGACAAACCAGAAACTGTCAATGTAGTTGTACCAGTACCAGAAACATATGCTGCTGAAGAAGATACTTGAGTGTCAGGCACTAAACCCAATACACGGAAGTTACCAGTGCTAGAAGAAGCAGCAACAACACCACCAGCAGAATCCCCAGTTGCAGTTGAACCAGTTGAGGTATTACCAGCCATATTTTGGCCTACCAACAACGAAGAAGCCGAAGCAATTGCAGTGTTACCAGCAGCGGTAACAACAGCCGCTTTAAATACTGTGTCTGGATCATCACAAATAATTGCTTCCGCATCACCAGCCAAAGTACCAGCAGGCCAGTATTGTGAAAACAATTTTTGCTTAGTTACAGGGTTAGTAAATGTACAACCTAAGAAAACACCCACCGCAGCATTACCTGTAATAGTGTTAGCTAAGATGTTCACGTAACCGCTAGATAACTGAACGAAATCGCCGTAGAAGATATTGGTGTTGTAGCCATATGCAATAGGCATATAACGTGTCGAGCCAGAGAAGACTTGACCACCAATAAGGTTTACGGGCTTGAACCCATATGGGCCTGAAATAACAGGATAAGCCATTAGAAACTCCTAAAATTAAAAACCTTTACCAAAAGAAGTAGACGACTTACGCTCCTTAAACAAAGGCATACGTGCATCATTCTCTCTCATAAAGCTGTTATCAACTGCACTAGCCTGAGACTCTGTGGCGTTAGCGTAATACGCTCTACGTTGATCCATAAACTCTTCAGGAATTTTGCATAATAACAACCCACCAATCTCGATATTGTCTTTGTACCGACCTTCACGAGAGGCTAACAGTGAGTACTGTGGTTGCTCTTCAATTCTTACTGGTTCCCAACCTTCGCGAAACGACTTTGAGGTGTTGCTAGGGTCATCTTTGTTCAGCATTGAAACGCGAATCCATCTATAGGCGAAACCGGCCTGTTTGTCTGGCTCTGGGAGAGCTTCAGGAGGCATC